TCCGCTATTCCCTCCGTCCCCAGCAGTGCGTCCATCTGGAACCCTACGGTCAGGCCGAGGTTCCGCAAGTCGGTGACGGCCGAGACGCTGCCCCCGCTAGTTTGGTACTCGTACAACGGAGCCTTCGGGTCGTCCGCGGCGAAGGCCGCATCCAGTCCAATAATTACTGTGTCCTCGGCCTGGTGGTTCTTACCAACGTAAACCACGGCGGTCGAATCGTCCGGCAGTGTAACGTCCGTCGTGACGTCCCGCTCCAGCCAGTTCCCCTCAATGAAAGCTTCACCGGTGTCAATGGTGGCCGTCAGGCCGCTGTGGGTTTCATCAAACCCGTGTCGCGCCAGGTCTGCTAGTTCCCTCTCCCCGTTCGGAACGATCCAGCTTGTCCCGAGGCTGTTATTGATTACTCCCGGCAGGGTCAACTTCCCGCCGATCGGTCTGTTAACGCTTGGTTCTACTTGATCTGCCATAATTTCCTCCTACCGCGTAAATTCAATTTTAATGTCTACCACCAGGGCAAAGCTTGAGTCCTTTGCCACCGAACTTCCCAACAACGAGTGGTTCAGCATCAGGCCGTCCGTTTCCTCGGTGAACATCCCCACTTCGCGGATCGTGAACCCGTTCGCCTCCTGGGTCCCGAAGTACGTGGAAAACAGGATGGCGCCGCCCTCGTCCACCGTGTTGGTAAAGTCCGCTCGGTATACCTCATTGTTCAGGGCGGTGTCAGTTGGGCTCGGTGTAACGCTGTCATCGTCGCCTAGGGCTGTCCAATAGGTTGTGGGCGCCCGGTCCGCTAGGTTCATGCAATCTACCGCGTACTGGTCGAATCCCTGGGTCGTCGTGTTGCTCTGTTCGGTTTCTTGGTCCGGCTCCAGGTCCTGCAGATACTGCCATTTTTCGTCCTCCGCCATCTGGCCCCAATGCTCGGGCAGTCGCCCCCGGTCGTACTGCTTAATTGTGACTGTACCTTTCGACTTCACCTTATCGTGTACCTGTCTTTCTTCAGTCATTGATATTCACCATAGTTATAGGCGTCTTTGCTGTATTGCGCTTCGCCGTCGAGTTGCTTTATCCTTCCCCAATCCGACTCGTCCACCATTATGCGCTTTTCGCCGTATTGCAGTGTTCCACCTTGCCACAACTGCTTGGCGTCAATTGGTAAAGCTTGTGGCATCCTGAACTCGTCCACTTTGCTGGTTTCATCAACGAACACGTTTCGGTGTAGGATTGCTCCGGTGTTGTCCGCCTTCTCTTCCAGCCGATCAAACCGGCGCTTTAGGCGCCGCAACAACTTCACCGCTTCCCGTAGAAGATGGTTCTTCATTGGTACTCACCGTAACCGTATGCGTCCTGGTTGTACTCCGCGATCCCATCGCTCGTCGAGGTCGTAACCGACACGACGGCCGATTTCTCGGTTTCCTCGACGAACTTACCGCGCGTGATGATGCTACCACTCCTGGTGGACTTTTCCTCTAGCCGGTCCGCGCGCTGTCGCAACCCCCTCAATAACTTCACTGCTTCCGTCAGGTCAGGATTCATACTGTATCAGCCCGTTGGAACTTCAGCGTGGTTTCCAGCCTGGGCCCGCCATACACGGTGTCTTTCTGGGTCAGTATGTAGTCCGCTGCAACGCCCAGCTTGTCGAATTGAATCGTCACCGCCTGTCCGGTCCGCAACTGGTGGGCCCGCTTCGACCTGGCCGGTAAGGTCAGTTCCTTGTCCGGCTCCGCGTTCCTTCCGAGCTTGGCCTGGATTAATTGGTTAACTTCGCTGCTAGTGCGCAAGTTATCCCTGTAGTAGTTGGACGAGCGGACGCGGTACTTCTCGGCCGATTCTCTGTCTTGTTGCACGGATGACAGGTGGTACTGGAAGTAGGATTTGATCACGGGTTCGCTCCCCGAGTTTAACCCCAGCAACTGGCCGTCCACCCCGTCCGCTTCGATAATGAGCCAGGGGTCAGGGTCGGGAAGCTTGTGGTCTGGCAGCGTGAACGTAGTGAGGCCGGCATCCTGTAGGTCGGCTATGTTGACCACCTTCTTGACAATGTCACTGTCCGGGTCCGTTATGGCCGCGGGTGCGCCGCCCTCGTTGCTCTGTATACGAATGCGGATGCTGTCGCTCGACGGTGTGGTGTTATTTTGGTCTATCATAATGGTGTCCCGGTCCTTGCTGTTCGGGTCGGCGCCGTCGGATAGCCGCACATAGACCGTCTGGAACCCCAGCGAATCGTTGTCGGCCCAATCCCACTCCCCGGCAGCCAGCGATCCGGCTGTTCCCGGCGTCATGGACACTGAATCCTCGTAAGTATTGTAAGGGCTGGCCAGGCCGGGGTCGCCGCCCCCGTCGGCCTCTACATAATATTCGTTGGTTCCGCTTCCGGAAGCCGTCCACTGCAAGTCAGTAATGTCCTTCAATTGCGTCGTCAGTTCAGTCCATACCTGTATTTTGTCAATCGTCGCTTTCCTCATTCGCAATTGGTACAACTTCCGCGTTCCCTCTGTGACCCGGAACCAATATTGTTGTGGCGTCGTGTCCTCTTCCAGCTTGGACGAGGTACCGCCTTTGACGCGCACCCTGTTGGTCAAGTCAGCCGAGGAGAAGTTGACGGTCGGCAGTCCGACATCATCGCTTTGTACAGAAAACGACGTCGAGATACCGTCCAGGGGCTTGAACACGATCGACCGCCCGCGCTGCCCGAGAAAGGCGTCCGAACGCTGCGCAAGCTCGATCACGAGCTCCAGCAAGTTCGTGCCCTGACAGAAGCGATCCACGGTGACGCCCACCGGCTCAATGAGGCCCTTCTCAATGGCGGGCGCCTTGCGGTTTATCAGTTCCTGTAACAGCGGCCGCGACCCGCCCGACACGGCGCGGTTCTCGAACTCGTCATATATGTGCCTCATGCTTAGGATGCCGAACACGAAGTCCGTAACGCTGAAGTCAATGTTCACCCTGGTGGGTGACTGCTGGTTGTAAGTTTCCGGGGTCAGCAGTCCGCGCCAGCGTTCGGTCAGCGCATCCTCTCCTTCCAGTTGCGTCCGGAAAACGGCCTCGTCGCCGGCGCGTATGAGCTTCGGCCCCTGGGTGTACTTACTGACCGGCGTTGAAGCGACCGTGATGCTCCCCGTGTCCTTGTAGTTCTGCACCCGCTCTTTGATGTCTATTTCCTGTAGTTCCGCTTGCGGTATGGTGAACGTCCTTCCGTCCACCGTCTGCACGTTCAATTCGGCATTAGTTACTTTCATTTAGAAGTTAGCACTCTCCAGTTCCTGTTTTAATCCGCGGGCAGCCTGTTTACCCTCTTCCCGCGACGTGGCTTCTATCGTGATGGGCCCGATTTGTACGTTCTTAGTTCGTCCCACCGCGGCCACGTTGCCACCCGACTCCTTCGAGTTCGGCATGTTGAGGAAGTCTAGTACCGCGTCCGCGCCCTTTCGTAGGGTGTCGGCCGGTATCACGGCCTCTTGGTTGTGCACAAACCCCGCTAGCTCGTTCTTCGGCCCCGAACCCGTCCAGGGCGTACCCGACTGCCAGCTAAAGAAATCCGACAACTTGCCGGGGATGCTGGGCCAGTCAATGCTTGGGGTCAGGTTCTTCCAGTCCAGCTTGGCTATGATCGATAATCCCTTGTCCACCCACCCCGGAAAGTTCGGCTTCCAGTTACCTATTGCAGCAATCGGCTCGATTTGCGTTTTCCACTTCGGGAAGTTCGGCAGCCAGCTATCTATTGCAGCGATCGGCTTGACCTCATCCACCCACTTTGGGAAGCCCGGAATCCACTTAGCAATCAGGGCCCTCGGTTCCAGTTTCTTTGCCCAGGTCGGAAGGTCGGGGTTGGATACCCAATCCGGCAGAATCGTGACGGCCAGCTTCTTCCAGCCTTTCGGGGTCTTCAGTTCGCCGAAGGTCAGGTTGTTCGCTATGTCGATCGTTCCAATGTTGGAACTTATAGTGTCCGTCAGTCCTTCCACCGTGGTCCACTTGTTCCAGTCAATGCCTTCCATCGTGCTTTTGATGCTGCTGAACCAATCCGTCATGTCCTCCTTGCTGACGGAAGGCCAGCTATATGAGTAGTTCTTCATTGCCGTGCCCCAGCCCGATTCTATGGCGCTGGTGACATCGCCCCAATCCGTGCCCTTCAGTTTGCTGCCGATCTTTTTGACCACGGACTTGACCTTCTCCCCTTTAATTTCCACGTTGCCTAGTGCACTGCCGATCCCGCTGAACGTCGTCCACTTGTCCCAATTAATGTCCTTCATCGTTTGGCCGATCGACTTTGCCCAGCTTGATATATCCTCTAGCTTAATCGACGGCCAGGAATAAGAGAACTGCTTCATGGCGCCGCCCCAGGCCTTCTCTATCGCGGCCCCGATAGCACCGCCCACGTCGTTGTCCCTCATCCAGCCGATCCAATTTGTCTTGTCCTTTATCTTTTGCCATAAGCCCTTTTCCGGCTCCAGCTTCGTTCCTTTGCCGCCCAGCTTCAGCGTCGTTCCCTCACCGACGGTGAACGCCTTGCCTTCGGGGTTTGACTCATCCCAGGCCTTCTGGACCTTCTTTTCTAGCTCCGTATCGCTCATGCCGAACGTCACGTCCAGAATTTTCCCTATTGTGATTACGGCCAGGGCGCCTGTAACCGCGATCGTCCCGCCCGGTATACCAGCAGTTACAGCACCTATCGCTGTTGCTGCCTTCCATACCGCGGCCCCACCAGCGATAGCACTGACGGTCAGCGCCACCGGGTGTTCGATCCCGGCCTTGGCTAGGTTCTTTATTGGTTCGGTCGATTTAACGGCCGCTGATACGTCGGCCGTCACGGTCGGATCGATCTTGTTCAGGACCAGCATTGCCAGGGCACTTGGTATTAATATAGAGCCTCCCGGTATGCCGGCCGCTGCAGCCGTCAACACGGAACCCGCCTTCCAGATGGCGGCCCCGCCGACCAGTCCAGTAATTGTCATTTTCACCGGCGACTCCAGCCCTTTCTTAGTTAGGTTCTTCACCGGATCGCTGGACGTGGCGGCCTTCTTCAGGTCCTTCAGCCACTTGATGGTTACGTCCAGGCTGGCCTGGAATGGTACCTCTTTCTTAATACCTTTCCCTACGTCAATGGCGTTCTTAATCGACTTCTTCGTGAACTGCACCGTTCCTTGAGCTAGATCGACGTTCCACTCTATCGTGCGGCCAATCCATTCGGCCACTTCCGAATCCGATCCTTTCAGCAAGTCAACGATCCAATTAATCCGTTTGTTGGCTTCCTTGGCGGCCTCGTTTTTGCCCAGCGCAAAATCCACCGTCCACCCAATTACTCGTTCGGCGGCCTTGGTCCAGTTTTCCAACTTATTACCCCAGTCCTTTCGAAGGTCCACACCCCACTGGATCGTGTCCTCCAGGGCCGTCTTTATCATCTGCTTTTTCTTGTCCCAATCGGCCTCAACGAAATCAACTATAAAGCTGACCTTCGGGGATGCGTTCGTGATGGCGTTCAGCACGTCCTGCCAGGTGTTCACCTTCTTGATAAAGTCAACCAGCCCCGATATCGCCGGGTTTATGCCTTCCGAAACGAAGTTCGTCAACGAGGGCAGTAACTTGTCCCCGATCGCCATCCAGGCGTTGTTCGCTCGGTTCCTCATAATTTGCATTTTGGTATTGAAGGTGTCCATCTTCGCGTTGTACTCGGCCTGAAGCGATCCGGCCTCGGCCATCTGGACGTTCGCTTTGTCCAGTAACTTCCGGAAGGAGCCGTAATTGGCCGCTAGCTTCCGGAGCGCCTTGGTGCTTACCTCATTGAATATCATACCCAACTTCTCTGCTTCGGACCCGCCCTTTTGCATGCTTGTAACTAACTTATTAATAACCTTCAGCGGTGCTTCGTCCCGCATTCGTTCCAACTCGTCCGCGTTCATACCGTAGGCATTGGCTATTTCCTTGATCTTCCGTGGGTCCTGCAGTGACGACGCCAGGCGCCGTAATCGCGTCCCGGCCCGTCGAGCCGAGGATGAAACTTCTGTTACGGTCGTGTTCAGGGACATAATCTCGGGCACCGTCAGGCCCAACGAGGTCATGGAACCCGCGGATCGTAGCATGGCGTCAGTTATCTCGGAAGCGGACGCCGCCGCGTTGTTCGATAGTGCATTAATAGCCGCCCCGAGGTTCCTTACCTTCCCAATGGGTGTACCCGTCAACTTAGTGAGCTTCGCGAAGTTCTTGGCCGCTTCTTGGGCCATCATGTCGGTCGCAACGGACATCTGGGCCGTAACCTTAGTAAAGTTCTTTATGTTCTTGGGGCCTTCGATTCCCAGACGACCGGCCTCTTCCGTTATCAGAGCCAGTTCCTTATGAGCGACGGGCATCTCGGCGGCCATCTCCTTAATGGCGACCCCCATTTTGCGCGCCGTTTCCGGGTTAGTTACCTTCTCCACGTCGGCCATCTGACTTTCGAACGTGGCCGCCGCACTTACTGCCTTCGCGGCTCCACCAACGACGGCGGCCCCCAAAGCGGCGCTTAACCCGAGGGCCGCCCCTTTCAGGCTCATCATTGATCCCTGGGCGGACCCCAGCGCGCTGTTCATCCCGCCCGCGTCACCCTGTAATTGGACGCCTAGTTGCTTAGTTTGCGCCATCCTCTTTCATCTCCTGTAGCATTTGATAGTCGCCGTCGCGAAGGTTCAGCTCACTATCTTGTTCGTCCCCATGCAGTAAATTCCATGCCTCCACCAGCGTGCTGATGTCTTGGTCCGTCAGATCGAATACACAATTCTCACCGGGGGTCAGCGTGTAGCCCCACTCGTGGAGAACGCCTACGGTTTTCAATAGCGACTCCTTTACTTTTTTGAGTCAGGTTCCCCCGCGTCCTCATCTTCTTCTTCATCCTCGTCCTCTTCGTTCCGGACGCCGCCGTACAGCTCACTGATCGTATCCAGTATTTCTTGTACTACTTTGCTGTCCCAATCCTCGTCCAGCTCGGCTTTCGTCAGGTCGCCTAGGTCCGGTACGACAATTAACTTCCGGAAGTGCTTTGCTATCTTGTCCGAGTCCACGGCGTCGGCGTCGTCCTCACCGCCGAAGTCATGGAAGAATTCCTTCCCATCGCCCCAGCTCGGTTGCACTACCTTAATGTTCATGTCCAGCGTGTCCAAGTAAACAGACTTGGGGATTCGCTTTCCGTCCGAACCCCGCTCAACGTGAAAGTCGTTCCGTCCGGCAGTTTCGGCCTTTTGGTGTTCTTCAGTCATGCTTAGTCACTCCTTGGTTTAGGTTACTGTGATTGATTTTCCGGTAAACTCCGCGTCCACGTTTGCGAATACATTACCCTCATCCCTGGCCCGTGAACCGGTATCCGTGATGGTGGCGTTTGTCGCCGTTATCGTGTTCAGGTCCAGGTTCCAAACCAGATCGCCGACGACCTTCCGCAGCTGCCGGTCAATGCTGGTGTGGGATGCCTTCTTACCAAACACCGTGGCGGTCGCCGTTATGTCACGGGCGCCGGCCTCTAGGACCTCACCCAGGCGCTCGGTGGCACCCTGGCTGTCCACGTTGTTTGCGATTTCCAGCTCAAAGCTGTTGATCCTTTCTGCAATACTCTGTGTGTTGAAGTTGATGACGTTGCTTAGGAAGCGCTGTTCGGTGCCCCCGTGCTCTGTCACCCGAGAACCCGACGAAGGAACAACTGGTATACCCTTGTCGCCTTCCACGTTCCAGTACGTCACGGCGCCTAGTACCTTGAACACCGTGTTCCCGGTCCCCGTCATGCTGAAGGTTAGGTCGCCGTCGAACGTTCCCAGCACCTCGATCTCATATATCTCCGAGAACGAGTTGCTGGTGGTAGCAGCACTGGAACTCACTGTCACGGTCTCCGTAAGCGGTGACCCCCCGGATAACCCGCGGATTTTGATGTCGCCGTTTTCGCCCGATACGTTGGACGCTATGTCGATCGTGTCCGCTGTACCCGGCTGGTCGAGGATGTAAGTCCTGACCTTCGGCGCCATGTACTCCAGTTCGATCCCCACCGGGGAATTAGCCGCTGGGTCGCCTGAAAAGACCAGTGAATTCGGTACGCAATGCCGTGCTACCGAGTATATGTGTCGGCCCGCTCCGGCGACGCCCTCACCGGCGTGCACTTCCCGAAGCACTACCGTCCTTCGCTCCAGGGCGTTGTTTGTCGTCCGGACTATGGCTTCGAGTACCGGTTCAGCGTTGACATTGCCGCCGCCCACGTCGGCGGCCGCTATGGCGCCCTGTAAGTTGTACCCCATCGAAAATGAGTGGGTTTCCTGTCCTCTGTCAAACTTCTGCTGATCCACGGAACCAACGCCCCGCCGCGGGTTAATCGGTACGTCCGGCGTCCAGTCAATCGAATCCACGACGTCCGCGAATGGGATGTAATGGGCGTCAGCCGGGATATCTCCGTCCACCTCTTGTATACTTTCCAGTCTTTGATCGCGTAATGCGCTCTCATTTACCATATTAGCTCACCTCTATGGTCTTACCAGTAAACTCTACGTCTTGATTCGCAAAAACGTTCCCTTCATCACGGGCTCGGCTGCCTGGGTCCGTAATGATCGCGTTCCGGGCCGTCAACGTGCTGTCCGTCAGGTTCCAAACTATGTCGGCTATCAGGCCCTGCAGCGCGGCGTCAATATTGTCGTGGCTTGTGGTGCGGCCAAACACGGTGGAAGTTATCACAATGTCGCGGCCGCCCGCTCCTAGGTCTTCCCCAAGTGAATTCAGGAAGGCTTGTGAGTCAATGTTATTTGATACCTCTAGCTCCAACGAATTAATTTTGTCGGCCAGTGTCGGGCCGCCCCACGTCACGGTGTTATTTAAGAAACGCTGCTCCGCACCGGCGTGGTCCGTTCGCCTGTCCCCGCTTATCGGGAGAACCGGAATTCCTAGGTCGCTCTCTATTCCCTCGTAGCTTTCGCTTCCCCACATCCGGAACAGGATCGGGTTCAGGTGGTAGTTGTTTGTGATCGCCAGGCCATCGTCGGCCAAGGTGTCAGGGTCCGAGTCGTCGTCCAGCCGGACGTACAGCGTACTGAAGCCCAAACTGTCGTTATCGCCCCAGCCCCAGGTACCCGCTGATAGCGAACCCGGCGTTTCCTCGGTGTCCGCGATCTTCGACCCCGTAACGCTTCCGGGCTGGTTTAGGTCCGGGTTTCCCCCGCCTGGCAGCGTGACGTAATACTCACCGGTGCCAGAACCCGATAGCGTCCACTCGTAGTCAACAATGGGGTTGTGCATCCGTCGCTTGGCCGTCAGGTCGCCGGTGTGTTCGGCCTCGGCCCGCAGCGCGTACAGTTCTTGCCAGACCGTGGTTGTTTCCGTGTCGCCGGAGATTGTCACGGTTTCCCGGACGTCGCTGCCCGCGCCATCCATCCCGCGGATCGTCACGTCCAACGATTCCGCGTTTTCCGGTATCAGCATTAACGTTCCGTCAAACTCGGGCTGGTCCAGCAGATAGGTCCTAGTCCGCGGCGTCATATACTCCAGCTCGACACCGACCGGTGAATTCGCGGCCGGGTCCCCGGACAGTACCAGGCTGTTCGGCGCCGCATGTCGTGCCACTGAAATTAGTTCCCGCTTCGTTCCCCGCGGGCTGCCACCCTGGTGCAGTTCCCGCTGTATCACCGTTCGCCGCACTAGTTCGTTGTTGGCATCCCTAACCAGGGCGTCGTAGACCGGCCCCGCGTTTACCAACGACGCGGTGGCTCGGGCAATCACACCCTGAAGGTCGTACCCCAACGAGAAGGTGTGCGTCTCCGTCCCTCGGTCGAACTTCCGAAGGTCCACGGTTCCGATCCCCCGGCGCGTCGTGATGTTGATGTCAGGGGTCCAGTCCAGCGACCCCACCACGTCCGCGAAGGGTAGAAAGTCGGCATCGCTCGGTATGGCGCCGTCCTCCTCAATGATGTGCTCCACTCGTTGATCTCGTAGTGCTGATTCGTTAACCATAATTTACTCCTCTTCCTCTTCTTCGTCGCTGCTGAATTCTGTTATGCCGTCATATCGGTCCACCAGCTCCTTGCCCGCTTCCTTCGGGACGTTCGCGGTTCCTTTACTGGTCGGGCGGACCGGCTCCTCCATTAAGTCCTCCACGTATAGTTGCGTGGTTCGCCGTTCAAAACTAATCCACATGATTAAGCACCCCGTAAGTATTGATAGCCGATCCTAATAACTTTGCGGTATATCGTCGGGTCGCCATCGGTCTCGTGCATGTTATTATCACCCGCCCAGGATATGTATTCCAGGCCAGCGATCGCTTCCAGGTTGTTCAAGACTACACGAGCGGCCTCTTCTTTGGCGTCTGATAACCAGGTCTTAGGGTTAAGCCCGGCGTCTATGTCCTGAATCGCCTCACGTGTCGTCCAGATACCGCCCTCGGCCTCTCCGGACACTAGCTGGATCGGCCCGCCGCCGCTGCCGGACATCGCGTAAAACCCCGATTCGCCTTCCGAGTTCTCGTCATCCCTCGGCAAGCAGAGTTGGGGTAAGTTTAGCTCCTCGTTGTAACTTTCGTCCGTAATCTCCGGCCTTGCCGCGTTTGTGTCGTCCCACTTGTCCTGAAGCAATTGCACCAGTTGCCAGTTAACGTCGCTCATGCTGCCACCCTCTTAAGCACCAGGTCGCGCAGCCCTTCTCTCGTCGGGTGGGTCTGTTCTATGTTCCACTCAAACCCGCCCAGCTCAAACCGCGTGTGTTGGTTAAGGGACACATCCGCGTCGATCGTTATCACCACTTCCCCGTGCTCCCGCGTTCCCACTTCCGAGCGGCCCTTATCCGTCTTCGTGGCCGGCATATCCCATAGCGCCTTGATCGTAGTTTGCTCACTAGCCGGATAGCCGTATATCGCTTCTCCCCGGTCGTCCGTCCCTGTCTGCACCCGCTCCTTCTTTACCAGGTCCCTGCCGGTTTTAACCAGAAAGCGCCTGTTTCGGCCCGTCCACGTCATAGCTGCTCCACCCTGATTGATGCCCGCAGGTTGCCGGTGTCCACGGGACAGTAAATTTTGGCCTTCCGAAGTATCCGCATCGCCATTATCTGCAACAGTTGACTGATGTCATCTACCTTCTCCCATATCGACTCCACGTTGCTGAACACTTCACGGGCCGCCCTGAACAGGTAAGGCTGGGCCGGCGATGACGACGTCCCGAACTCCACGTATATGCTGTACTCCACGTTCGTCCCGATCAAGTATCCCTTGCTGCTCCACGGGGTCATCTTGTTCCGAAGAAAGTCCGCGGCCTCGTTAAAGCCGTTCAGCTTCATCCCCAAGTTTAGTGACTTCGTAACCACTGCAATCACCCCGTATGCCGGAACGCCACATCGCTGCTGGGGCTGTCGGCGCCGGACGATAACTCGTTCCCCTTGTCCAGGGCCAGGGCCTGCTGTCCGTAGCGGGTCGCCTCGTAACCTTTGCCCTTCTCCCAGCCGTAGCTTTCTTTCTGGTCCTTGTTCGTCTTGGAATCCAGTTCGCGCTCCCGTAACAGCACGAAGTGGGCCGCCAGCCAAAGTTCGATTTGGGTTTTCCGCTGCTCCTCGTAGCTTAGTTCGCTGACTTCCGTGTGAGCGGTTTGGATGAACGGGTCCAGGTTGGTCAGGTCCGTCTCCATGATGTCCTTTATCTCACTGTCTGTCACTAGTGCCATATGGCGGGGCGCCCGCTAGCGCCCGGACGCCCGCTCACCTCCAACATTAAGCGTCCGTGGCGTATACAATCCCACTGTTGCCGTCTTCGTCGCTCATGACTCTCGGAGCCAGGGCCGAAAAGACCTTGTAATTAGTAACGTAGCCACCCTGTGTCTCCCACTCTACCGCTTGCAAGTCTGCGGCGGTCGGTATCTGGATCACGTTGTCAACGGGGTCCATCATAATGACATGATCCGCGTCGAGCTGATCGACCTCCACGATTTGCTGGATGTTGTCCTTCTCCAGGATTCGCGGCATCAGGTCCCTGTCTCCGGTTCCTTCCGGGTCCGCAATGTTCATAGCGTCGAACACGTCGTTCGACACAAAGACCAGGTAAGGACCGTACATGTTGTTGTCGTTCTTGAGCGCTTGAGCCAGGTGCTTGATGTCTTCGTAGATGTCCCCAGGGTTGCTGTCCCAGCTTCCGGTCCACCCAGGATCCGAAGTTACGTCGTAGCTGTCAGGGTGGGTAAGTAGGCCAGGCGCCGCCTGTCCGTTAATCGTCACGTCGGTTCCGTGCAGCAGGGTGTCCTCTAGCTTGGCCGTGATCTTGGTGGTCAACTGTGCTATCATCGAACTGTCCACCGACACGTTGCCGGTCCGCTGCATGTTCATCATCCGACGTCCACCCACCTGAAAGTCGCCGTGAGTCAATGGTATGGGAATCATGTACGTTTCGAAGTTCGTCTGGTCGTTCGGCCCTTGGTTTAGGAAGTCCATGGACTGGGTTACTTCCCCAAAGTCAGAGAGCTGCTGCCACTGATCAAACAGCACGTGCAGCCCGTCCAGCTGGTCCACAACACCAGCGCCGCGTAAGGCTTCGATCGCCTGGAAGCGTCGCCTAGCTATTTTGTAAATGGTATCGTCGATCTCCTTCCAAGCATCTTTGGGAAGGGTCGCGTTCGTCCGTAGGGCCGACGGGTCAAAGTCGTTCTCGGCCAGTCGTTCCAGGGCCCTGGGTGCCAACTCACTAAAAAGTCTGCCTGTTGATTGTTGAGCGTTAGCCATCGTGTTTCACCTCTAAAGCTTCTCCACTTTAATTAATGCTAAAGCACCGCTGACAACTGCCTCTTTCGCCTTTGCCACCGCTACCCCGTCCGTCGCGTTGACGTCCAGTACACCGGCGGGTGCGGCGGTATGATCGGCCAGTGCGGTCTTGTACAGCACGTCTCCTTCGCTTACCGCGGCGTCGCCTCCGTCCTCTTCACCGTACACGTATACGAGCGCGACTTCACCGGACTGCAGCTTGAAGAACCGCACCCCGTCGCCGTCCGCGTATACCTGATCCAGTCCTTCCTGAAAGCCGCCCTTCGCAACTCGAAGGCCGGGCAGCGCTGCCTCATTCGGTTGCACTTCCCACTGCCCCGCCGAGCTGTTCCAAACCAACTCCATTACGTGGCCGGGTAGCACCTCCGAGGCCGCTTCTTCTTCGCTCTCGTAGGGTCCGCCCGGCGCTTTATCGATTAATACGGCGTTTTCTGGCATTGTTAATCGCCCTCCTCGGCCGTCAGTATTTTCCTGCTGTTAACAAGTTCCACTTCGGTCGGTCCTTCACCTTGGGTCATGCTGCCCGCTGCTCCGTAGTTCGTGCTCGGCGTCACCCGGTTTTCTACCTTTTCCAGGGCTGATTTCGGCATATCCTCTAGCTCGTCGCGGCTGAAGTCCACCTGCTTCGAGTTGTCGAGTTTATCCACGAGCGAAAGCTTTTCGCTCCGGTTCATTTCTTCCCTCACGGCGCCCTGAATTAGTTCGCGCAGGTCGCCTTCGTCGGACAACGCGGCCAGGCCGCTGTTGTCGGTTTTGGTTTCGTCAGTCACGTCGTCTTCTTCCCCCTCTGGTCCCCCGGTGTCGGATTCCGCGTCCACGGTTTCATCTTCCTCTTCCTCATCCTCTTCCGCGGTTGCCTCTTCCATCGCTTCCAACATTGTTTGCTTGGTGTCGAGTAGATCACCTTCCGGTATATCCACCCCGCGATCCAGTAACGTCTGCACAAGCTCCTCTTTTTCCATACTGTCACCCCTAAAGGTGTTAATTATGCGCTGCACCAAATTCTGCCTGTTCTCTTCGTATTCCACGTCAAACTCCTCCTCCAGTAAACTCCTAGCCGTTTCGGCCGCCCGGTCGTACACGTCGGACGGTATGTCTGCCTGGGAACCGCGGCCACCGCGAACCGACACCAGGGCGTTCTTGTACAGCACCCCGTTTCCGTCGATCACCTGGAAGAACGTCAGGCCTTCCCAGGTCGTGGCTTCCACGGACCCTAACAAACTGGACTCCGCGGCTTCGGTTTGCTGGGCGTCCGTCAGGTCCGCGACGCTATCAATCTCGTCCCAGCCCTTTTCCCCCGCGAATTCGCCTAACGATCGGCGACTCCAGGATCCTTCGGTAGTGTCGCTGTACGCCGGCGTCCGCGCAGTTTCCCTAATATCCTGTAGCTCGGTTTTGTCGAAGTCCACTCCGACCCCCTGTACGTTGGACAATGGTACTCCAACACCGTCCGGCAGCGAAAGCTCACCGGTCTGATCCGGCAGCACTGCCAGGTGGTCCGGCTTGATGTTTACCTGTACCCCGTCGTAGAACTTGCCATTGTACTCCCCGCTCTCGTCCAGCGTGTCGTGCCAGTAGCTCGTCGAAACGTCCATCGTTTCGCCGGCTTTCAGGCGGCGGTAGGTTTCCCAAAGCTCCTGTGACTTGGCCGAGTTCTCCGTACGGGCCGATATTGCCTTCTCCTCGTCCACCCAAATCTCGCCCTTCAGCTTATTGTCCTCGAAGTGGACGTTGTAGAAGCGCCCGAGCGAGCGTTGATCCACCAGCTTCCGATCCCGTGCCGAGGCCCCACGTGGGTGCGACACCGGCGTGGGCGTGTCGTCCCAAAGCTGGGACGTCCGTTTGATTTCCTGACCCGGAAGCAGCTGGCCCTTCACCACGGCCTCTCGTAGCGCAACCACTGGTATAACCAGGTGGTCCCGGCCGTTGTGCTTGTCGGGCCGGATGTCTTCCGGCGTCGGCTGAACCTGAACTTTTGCCAGCATCTTCTTGTTTCCGCGTTCCATGTTGGCCTCCAACTCCACTTGGTCGTAGTTCGCGTTTGCCACCCGTATCGCTCGGGGAGCACAAAGCTCGTCATCGTCGTGCTCCTCCATGCAATCCTCATAAACCTTGTTTGCCATCTTCACCCACTGACGCTTCTCCCGGTCCGTCAGGCCGCCCACGAACTCGTCCACGTCGTCAACGGTCCAAGGCATCAGCGCCTCCCATTCCATTGTAAAATCAGCGTGGCCGCCACCGGCCGGTCAAAGATGTCGTCATTCGCGAAGATAATGTCCGTCGAATCGGTGTAATACTCCAGCTCCAGCACGTCGCCGGGCTCCAGCGCTGCAGTCCCGCTATAGGGCAAATCCTGTTCGGCGCCCGAGGCCATCGGCCCGTCGTATTGTCGCTGTGAGCAGCGGGCCTCCGTCGTTCCGTTTATCCGGATGCGGCCCAGGAACTTCTTGTCATCGGCCGCCGGAAGCGGTTTAGTGCTGGTGTTCCTGGCGTGGATGCATCCCGTAAACTCGTACAACCCGGCGCGCGTCACCTGAACCTGTTGTCCGTCAGCCCGGAGGAACGCGTGGTGGGACGTAGTTTCTTCTTCGACGAGCGTGAGCCCGTCGAACGACGTCCAAGCGCCCACTGCCCGACTGGCTAGGTCGGGCGTTCTGTGCACCTTCAAGCTCTTTGCCCAGCGTCCGTTATGCGGACGCCAAATTCCCATTATTGAACCTCCTCACCGATCACCAGGTTCGGGTACTTCGCCGCCGTAGCGTTCGAGCCCGGCGATTCCTTCCAGCGGAAAACCAAAAACTGCTCCTCTGTCTCGTCCGTAACGTCCAAACTTACCCGCGGGAAGTCCGTGACCTGTTCGCCGGTTCCTGTGATGCCTGCAACCTCGGCCAGCGACACGTTGTTTAGCTGATCGTATAGCTGCAAGTCCACCGTCTCGTCCGTTCCGGGGTCCACCGTTAATGCCGCGGCCACCTGTAGGTGCCCGAGCTTCAGGCCCAGGGCGCCCGGCGTGAACTTGGCAACGAAGAACTGCCAGTCCCAGGCGTACGACGTCGCGGTAAAATTCGAGTAAGCCTTCGCCTGTGCTCCTATGCTCATTAGTGGGTAGAAGTCACCGTGTATGTAACCCCGCGACTTCCAGCCGCTTCTGTGAGGGGACCAAATGCTCATGGCTTACCGCCTTTTCCGGTCAACGTGTAAGTGGAAGGAGGACTGGGCGCTGCTTCCGTTAACGTATCGAACCCGCGCATACCGACAAAGTGGTGGAACCTCGAAGCCCAAAGCTTCGCCACTGGTGTAACTTCGTTCAGCGTCCGCGTGGACCTCTCTGGGGTCGCCGACATCCTGGCTCTGCTCCACGTATAGCGTACCGCCAGCGTCGGCCTTCACAGCACCTACGATCTGCTCCGCGCGCTGGACGTCGAACCACTTGCCGGTGTACGTTTCGCCGGCCCCCAGCGCTGTTTCCGTGCTATCGCCTCGTTCTAACATTCTTTCACCTCTTTCAGTAAGTTTCGCCTTCTTCCAGTTCCGCGTCACCCGGCCAGGGCGCCGGCTTTTCCTGGAACTCCACGTGGGCGCCGTCCTCGGCCCCCAACCTTTCTAGTATGATCTGGGCCGCTACGATATCGTCCGTTACCCCGTAGTAGCCTGTACCTTTGAACGGGTGGTAAAAATGCCGGTTTACGTGCTGCAACCAGAAGTCGGCCGTTTCGGGGTCAACGATTATATCAATCGGGCCTAGTCGGGACTCCGACGTAATGCTGAAGTGGGCCGAAGCTTCACCCTCTTGGTGTAGCGAACCCGTCAGCCGTTCTACCATGGTTATAACCCCGCCATTATACTATAAATTAAGTCGAAATGTCCTCGGTCCTTAGTGTAAAAATCGCCGGCTCCTTCAAACATGTGCTCCATGCCCATTGATACCACCTCTTTACCCCACATGTCACTGAACTGCTCATCCCCGTAAACCCGGCCGGTGTAGTGGTCAATGAAGTCATCCTTGTAGCCCTCCTCGTCGGTATAGATCGTCGTTAAATTTCCCCCGGAAGTCCGGCGCTCCCAGAACGCGTTCACCGCATCCCGAGTTTCGTTGTTGTACTGGTGCAGAGCGTGGGACCACTCGTGTACCACCGTGTTGGGACCCACGTCCTTCGGCAAGTTCAACTTCTTTGCCGCGCCCTGATGTGAGGCCCGCATCCCCCGGTCTAGTTTGTTCAGTCTGTAGTTCTTCAGGTAGCTCTTCTTAAGGCCGTCATGGTCCTTTACGTACGATTGAAGCCAGTCCTCACCGTCGTCCAAAGCGCGCCCCATTTTGGCCGACCCGACCCGTTTCCCACGAGCAACGTTAAAGATGTCGTCCAGGTTGTCGCCGTCCGGGAGCACGTCGTCCCACACATCGGCCTGGCGGGCGTTCACCTTATGGTTAATCGCCCTCTGAGCGTCGAAGAACCCTTCGCGAACGCGGGCCGTGTAGTCCCCTAGGTCCACGTCCTCGTCCATCCACCTTGCGTAGTCGTCCGCGAACTGAACCTGGTCCCTGAAGTCGTCCAGGTTCTCAAAGTCCCGTAGCTTCGGTTCTATCTGGTCGCGGATTTCCGGCCGAATCAGGGCGCTCATGTCGCCGTCGTCCCATTCACTGTACAGTATTTGTCCGTCCCCCGGCCAGTCGGTTTCGTCGAAGCCGAGGTCGTCAATGCTGTCGATGTCGCGTCGGGCCCGGTTCAGGCGTTTATCCACCAGGTCGTGGGCCGTGCTTTGCTTCAGGTCCAGCAAGTCCTCGGGGTCGTCGATCGTTTCCTTCGTGGCCTGGTAAGCCGCCCGGTCAAAGTGGCCACCCTCGTCGAAGATCGGCCTCTGGGCCGGTGGGAGCGGCTCTCCTGTGCTGGTCGTTGGGACGCCTTGCTGTGCTTGCGGGTGCTTCATCGGCATCCAGGTGCAGCGGCAGTTCGGGTGAAACGGTATCAGGCCGCGCGCTGCTTCGAGCTTGTACGGGTTCCCGCCGACCTGTCCAAGACAAAGCGAACAAACGTTCCCGTCTCGGGCGGTCAGCCATTCTACCTTTGCCGACACCTTCTGCAGGCCGGCGCGTTTGTAGCTGTCCAGCATCGCCTCGTTGTGGGCGTATATTACTTCGGTTCGCGCCATCGTTCGGGCCCGCGTGATACCTATTTTGTCCACTCGGTCGTTTAGCTGCTTCGCCATCTTCCGCGGGTTCAAGCCCTTCGCCAGGCCTTCCGTCAGCACCCGGCTCATTTCGCCGCTCATTTCGTTCGTGATTTTGTTCAGCGCCGTCCAGTTCCGTGTGTAAAGCCGCTCTAGCGTATTCTTGTGGATCGGCATGTTGAACATGTTGCCAAATTCGCGATCGCTCATCGGAGGTACTTCGTAGCCAGGCGTTTGCCGTAGGAAGCGGTTGGCCTGCTTCATGCCCGAGGCATTCGAGCGACGTACAAAGTCGTCCGTCCAGCGCTCCCCGCCGGGCTTTTCGAGGATGTCCTGTTGAATCGCTCGGCCTAGCCACCCGTTGAAGGCGTTGGCCTTCTGGGCGTCAGTGGCAAACTTGAACTTGGCCGTGCTCGGCATCTCCGCGTTGTCGGTCCGGTAGGCCAGGCCCACCAACTCCTCTAGCGACAGCGCCTCGGTGTCAATGCCAAGGCCCAACACGTCCAGGTCAACCACGGCCCGACGAATGTCACCCTTCAGCTTCCGGAAGCGCTTATAGGCAGCGGCGCTGTACTCCTTCCGGAGCGTCTTGGTATGCGTCGGGTCCACTTCGGGTTTCCAGGCTGACTTCGCCAGGTCCACCCGCTCGTGGCTGTGGTCGTGGCCGTGGCCGTGTTCGTGTGTCGCCTTTTTGGTTTTAATTAGTCATCACCCGTCGGAACTCCTCGTTGAACTCGTTCTGTACCTGTTCATTTTCTTCGTCCACCTCGGCCTGGTCCATCTCGTCCTCTGTCGGTCCGTCGGTCAGATCGTACTCCTCCAGCGTGTCGTCGTCAAACCCGAACAACTCCTTCAGTATCATCTTCTTCGGCATCAGGGCGGCCGGCATCCCGCCACTGGCTTTGTTCAGAGCCGCGGCCTTCTTCTGTATTATTTCGGCTTGCTCCAGCTTGGTCGGCGTCCAGAGGTTCGGCCAGTTGACGCTGTAACCGCCTTGGTGCGGCGGGTCGAGGATGTCAATGTCAACGAGCCGGTCAACGAAGCGCTCCAGGATCATCGGCTGCGCGAATTGCGTTTGCCGGTTTTCAATTTGGTCGAACCAGTTCTTTCGGTCCTGTGAGCTGGCAAGCTCGGCCTTCTCCGAACCCATCAGTATTCGCTTCGGTATGCCGGTTTTGACGCTGATTGTCGTTATTACAATGTCGAAGGGGTTCGACGGGTCCATACTAGTTTCGCCGGCCAGCTCCTGTACGTCAACGCCGGACGTCGTAACCACCCGCTTGAACCCGTTCAGGAACTTCTGCATCTCCTCCGTTATGTCGTCGAAGTCCTCGGGGTCCTGTAAGTTGGCGCCTTCCTTCTCGGACACGTGGTAGCCTTTCGTCGCTTGCTGCCAGAACCCTTCCGGCGCCGCACCTATCAGCTTGTCGAGGTCCTGTAACCTGTGGAATACCTTCTTGAGGCGCGGTTCACCATAAACCTCATTATCCAGGAGGCCCTCGGCTACGTGTATAACTCTTGAGTGGTGGACCTTCTTCTGGCTTTCGTCCTTGATGTCGAACTGCTCCAGCTCTTCCAGGCTGAAGTCCAGGTCGTACAGCGTCGGCCGACCGAAGCGTTCCTGTCCCGCGTCCTCCTGGAAGTCCTCGACGTCGGCCTTGCCTTCCCAAAACGGCATCAAGTAATTCAACCCCGTCGCGTTGTCCACCCGTAGCTCCATGTTGTCGCCGTTCGCGTCGTTGATGCCGAGGAGCAGCGCCCCGTAGTGGCCGATCCCGGCCAGGCGGTCCAGCCGCTCCAGATAGTGAAAAACCGAATAGTTCTCGACCAGCGTGCTCCAGCCCTTCATGAAGGAACTTTTGCCGCCTGAACCGTCCGTTATCTCCGGCGACTTTCGCCACGTGTCGTGAGCTGGTCGATCGACAATCACCGACGCAATCCCGCGGTTGTCGTAATACTTCCGGAAGTCCTGGTGGCCGGGGTCTCTGGTGTAGCCGAGGGCCTTTTCAATATCGCGCTCACCATCGTATTGCACACCGACCCGGCCCATCCCGCGGGCGTCCAGCACATCGTTTGCTACCATCGCGCCTAGCGCTTCAAATTCATTCATGTTCTTGTCTTCGCTCATGTCTACTCCTCTTTAAGAACCAGGCGAACCGCCCGTGTATCCGGACGTATCCGCTAACGCGTTGTGGGCACCGCTAAGCGCGTCGATCTGGTCGTCGTGCTCATCGGCGCTCGGGAACTTAACCGCTTCTCGGATAAAGTCGTCGTTCCAGCCGCCCTTTACCAGCTTCAGGTTGCCGGCTTTCGCTGCTGAAGCTACCGGGTTTGCCCTCACTGTTTTCGGCCCCGTGACGCGATCACCGTCGAACGCAAAACCAACGAGGACGTCGCGTCGATAGTGTCCAATCAAGCTTTTCCCCGCCGAACCGGGCTCTCGTTCCATTCGAATCAGCACATTTGGGTAGCGCTGGTTATCCAGTTGTGCTGTCTGCTTCACCGTCTTTTCCACCCAATAGTCGTCCGCCCTGAAGTGCTTTATGTCGTCCAACCAGAAGCGCCCGTCCTTCATCGCCAGCAGCGCGCCAGCCGTCCAGTCCGGGTCGTTGTCGCCCTTCTCGGCCGTCGAGGCCAGGTCCCAGTACCGGACGCGTCGGGCGTCCTTCGGGGCCTCGTCCACTAGGTCGAACCAGGCGCGCTTGAACTTCTCCCCTTCCTCCGCGATTTCCCAGCTTCCGTTCATCACCTTCTCCTGTGTAATCGGGTCAAGGTGGGACAGGCTGTCGCGGTACTCCTCCCGGCGAACGTGGGGGTTATCTTCCAGCGACGCCGGTATGCGAACCCGCTCGTGGTCCGTCACTTCCTGGTCAACATAACGCGCCTTCACCCACTCGAAGCCGGGGCCGATCGGGTTTCCGGCCGCCCTGAAGCGTAGCGGGACGTCCGATTCCACGGTTCGTCGGAGCCTTGAGAACAAGAAGGTGTACTGCCTTTCCAGGAACTCACAAATCTCATCAAAGCCAATGAACTGATACTCGGCCGAGTTGTAGTTGAAGCGGTCGTCCTCGTACTGCATGTGGCCGAACTCCAGCGTCGCGCCGGAAGGGAACGTCCAGGTATGGTCCTTTCCGTTCCAGCTTGCGTCGGTGTCTTTCAGCCACTTCTTCGACCTGGGGATTAAGGAATTGGCTTTGGTCAGGTTGGTGAAAGTTCGTCGGAACAGGATGGCAGCGTAGTCGGACTCATCGACGTACATAAGCGCCGCCATAAGCAGTGCGTCAGTTTTGCCGGGGCCAGCGGCGCCACCGAAGAACACGTCCTTGTTCTCGGCCATCAAGAACTCCCACTGCTTCTGGGTCGGCGTGTGGGGGATGTAAGGGTTATTCAGAACCCTCTGGATCGTCTCCCTCTCGTGACCTGTTAGCTTCAATGGCCCGGATAATGGCCTCTGCTGCTTGACCGTCGTGGTTGACATCAATATCACCCCGGTGTTCCACTTCGCCGGTGAAATCCAGCTCCAGCTCGTCCGCTGCTTCCTCGAACAGGTTAACTTCCCACTGCTCTGATCGTGTGTTCGATAGGATTTGCGTGCTTATCTTTAGCTGCTTCAGGCGGTCGAAGTCCGTGGCGCTGTCCAACAGCTCGGCCACCGTTTCGTCACGGATGCGCCTCATTATCTCGTCGTAGGTCGAGCGAAGGTTGGCCTCCTTCTCGGTCTGCTCCTCCCTAACCTTTTTAGCTGCATCCCTGTGTATCTCGCTGACTACCAGGCCTTTGTCCCAATCGTTCCTGTTGGCCTTCTTGTACCCGTAGCGCTCGTTAAACCCGTACTCCCGTGACATCTCCGCGATAGTGCTTTCGCGCGCTTCGTAACGTCGCCGGATTTCTTCCCATGGGTAGGATTCTTCGGGCATAGTTGATTCAATCAGCGCTCCTCTCTGATTCTCGGTTCGTTTTCATTATAACACAAGCGCACCCCGCGCACAAGGCCCTTCGGGGGGTCGCTCGTCCAGAAAGCCGTCCGGCTTAGGTCGGGGTTTCTGTTTTCGCGGGCCGACGTCCAAGAACGGGGGTTTCCGTAGGACCCCCGTCTTGGAACAAGGCCCGCGTGGAGAACCCCGATTCGCCGCTGCCGCCTGACGTCCGTCCAAGATTTTTACCGCGCGCGCGTTGTGGACGGAACCTTGGACGCCCCGACCATCGGGCAGAGCCGACGGAAAGTACTCTCTCGGTTTGGACGCACGGATCATCGGGCAGCCTGGACAGGTTCTTTCGGCAACTACCCGCGGGGCTTCCGGACGGCCCGTGCGTCCAAGAGGAAGCC